ACAATAATAGTTTAAAGTTGTATGAGGATGCCGCAGGCTATCAAAAAAAACAACACACTCCGTAGAGTGTGTGTTAATCTTAAACAGTAATGTTGCTGAACAAGTGTGCAAAATCTGCTGCAGTAGCAATCTTTGCATCTGTACCGTTAAGCAATGTGATCCAAACAGTGTCTCCGTCTGCTTGTAACTCAGCTTGGTAAGTTGCACCAACAGTCAAACCGTTCTGTACACTTTTCTCCCAAACTTTAGCAAAGTAAACTGTACCGCTAATGTCAACAGTGCAAGTACGGAACTTAGTACCGTTAGTGTTTTCCTTAACTGCATTACCTACAGTTTTTAATACGCAAGATGTTTTTTGAGTTTCCATAATAATTTGTTTTAATGGATTAATAAATATATATATCCATAACAGTATAAAGCTGTATAAGAAAGGCTGCCGAAGGCTACTATGGAAAAAAAGAGGAACTAGTCCTCTAACAAGATCATCTTGTTCTTATACTTAACCTGCCACTCTAGTGCAAGGCTATTGCGGTAATCCTTAATGTCTTTAGGATCTAATTCCTTTAAGGCAGTGAGCACCTTATGGTCTACCTTTGTTTTGAGAAGTATCATAATACCTTCAATTTCTTCAATCATATTTTGTACAATCATATCACTATAGTTTAATTAATATCAATATTAGTATGAAGCTGTAGAGAATAAGATGCCGTAGGCTGATAAACTTCTCCTGGTAAATAAAACACCAAACATATTCTGGTATGCAAATCCTCTCTGTAAAACAATGGGGGGTACCCAGTCCCTGGGTTGGGGGTGGGGTGTGTTCTATAGGGACCCTCCTCTAGCCCTAATATACTAAAATCCCATATCCCGTAATTTCCTCATCTAGTCATACCCCTGAGGTACATGAACTTAGATAATAGACCCGGGATAAACTGTAACAAATGTTTACTATATTTGTGACATAATGAAATAATTTGTATATTAGTATATGAAGAAGATAGACATGGGTAAGTACATACTCTTAGTTGGTAATGATTCCACTGAGATCTTTGACTATTATAAAGTTCCAGAAATGCATGGTCTTAACCGTGCAGATGCTCAAGCAGAAGAAGTAGATAAGACTGTTGGTAATGGTGTTTACATATATGGATTAACTAACTATGATCCTGCAGATAAAAAGTTAACTGCCAAAGCTCCTTACAAACCATTCTTGTTTTTAAACATGGGTACCTTTAAAAAGTATAATGTTACAGAGAAAGCTACAGCTATTATGCATGAGACAATGCACATGAGTATCTTACTTAATAACTGGAAGATCACTGATAAGGAAGAAGAAGTAATTACTTTTGCTGAAGATGAAGCAAACAAGATCATAGAAAAACTAAAGACTACTAAAGTAGAATCCCCAAAGAAAAGTTTCTTCACTAGAAAATAATATGACACCTATACTTAATATTATATCTATAGAAGAAGAACTAGCCTTATTAGAGTCTCTGGCAAAAGATGAAGCAAACAGCAAAGTATCTAATGATAGAACTCTAGTAAGATATGGTAACTCTATATATGGTAATGAGAAGCTAGAGCCTATTCCGGACTACCTACTAGATCTGTGTCATAAGTTGATAGATCAAAAGATACTAGATGCTCTTCCAGAAGATGTTACTGTCAATACTTATTATCCGGGAAATAAAATGGTTCCTCATATAGATACCATAGCTGCTGGACCTGTAATAACTGTGCTTAGTTTGTTATCAGATGCAAAACTTATTTTGACATATGGAACAAAAAGAGAAGTTATAACTTTACCAGCAAGATCTATTATACAGCTTAAAGGTGTATACAGAACACATTGGAAACACAGCATAGAAAAACTAGAACACAAAAGAATATCAATAGTATTTAGACAACTAGGAAAAATTAAATAATATGGCACATATAGAACACAACTTTTTCCCACTCAAAGTCTTTGTTAGAAATGAATACATGTACCAACATACTAAAGGTCAGGGAGAATTAACACCGGGGGTAATTATATCAGTAAGATGTATGCCGGGACAAGCAGCACTATTTCAAGTACTGTTAGATAATGGAGTACTTAGAGATAAGTTACCAAGTCATGCTCTACTTCATGAAAACAAAATGCCAGAGATAGATCTACCGTTTCATTACTTACAGATATGGAATTGCTTCTCTTATAACTTTACTTTACTACACTTGTCATATTTGTACGACACTAGGGTAGAAGTCTATATGAAAGATCACAAATTCTACCCGGGTAGTTATTATGGTACTATCAACTGGGGGTCTAATGATCATAACACAGATTTATCTCTAGCAGAAGATCCATTAGAACATAAGAGTCATCACATCATTTTACTTGATAATGGTCAAATAGCATTACAACCTAACAACAGAATCAAGTGGTCTGAACCTAGTTTTGTAACTAAACCATTTCCTGAAAAACCAGATTACTTAGTTAACAAAGACTATTATAATTGTGAAGGATTTGAGAAATGGCAAACAGAAGATTCAGAAAGAATGTTCTATGACAATGAATAATTTAAGGGTATAACCTGAAACTAAGGGATCTAACTTAAGGGTATAACCTTAAATATAATTTACAATATAGTACTATTATGTAAAGTATATTTGGTATAATATGTAAAGTATAGCATGCTTTTGTAAGTTATATTTGGTGTTATGTATATTATAATATATATTTGTGGTATAAGACGGGAGACAAGCTAATGGGATAAAACCGTTAGGATGCCCATTACAAGTTCTCCCTGAAGAAAGTAAAAATAACTGGCTCACTAGACAACTTAACATTGTGAAGGAGGGAATGCAGGGTGGTTAAGCATCCGTGGCATCGGGTGAGTTACTGTAGAGATAAGCTCATGACAGAGTAAGGCAGGTGGGAGCCTCTGTTTTTATATCATATTGGGGATATTGATTCTCTATTATGTAGTGTTTTTAAAAAGTAGTTACCTTTAAAGGTATAAATATTATGAAAAAAGTATTATTATTAGCATTAACAATTTTCTTAACTGGATGTAAGAAGGAAGAGTATGGTCCTAATGAAGAGCCATGTACATGTAAGGCTATGTTTCTTTGGGAGAGAAGGTACAAGGACTCTATTGATGTTCAAAGTGATCCAGGTTGGTGGAATGGTGATGGGTATGACAACACTAGACCTAGGTATGTTTATACATATCATTGGGACACTGTATCAAGTCCTATCTATAATAACACGGCAGACTATCCATTCTACTGCAAGGACACTTTCCCATTGGGATATTGGATAGATACTATAAATGAATTTAACATTTATAGCTACAGTAGACAGAGATTATTTTGTATAGATTAGTCTTTTGCAAGCCCTGTGTATTTCATTACATAGGCTCAGTACCAAATATGCATCCCGTTAGATCTGCTGCTTGGTCTCTCCGTTAATGGGAAATGGTATCCAATTCTTTGGTGCAAGACGTTGCCTCTTTGAATGGACCTATAACTATTAACACACCCAGGTAAGTTTCTCTGATCAAGAATTACTGCCTGGGTTTTTTATATCATAAATAATTTATATATTTGTATTGATGAAAATTTTTGCTACGGTTAGGTAAGAAAGATCCCTAGAAAATATTCTGGGGATTTTTGAATAAAAATTAAAATGTATGAGAGTAGAAATATTTGTACCAGCTTATAATGGGATGCATATCTTACCAATGTTCTTAGATCATTATCAAGAAAGATTTCCAGGATGTAAAATCAATATTTATAATGATGATTCCACAGATGAGACAGGTGATTATTGCAGAAGCCGTGGTTGTAATGTTGTAGACTATATATCAGAAGAACCAAAAGGTATTTCTGTAACATACTTGAGAAATAACTGTTGGAAAGAATCAGAAGCAGAATGGATCATTGTAGTAGACCAGGATGAATTGATCAATATTAGTTTGGAGGATCTTGATGCTATTGAAAATTTTGACGTAATTAAGTTTAAAGGTTATAACATGGTAGTTCAAGAAGGACAAAATGGCCCAAGGGAATTTACACATGGAAAATTACATCCATGGTACTGTAAATCTTTAATGTTTAGAAAGTCTATTGGAGAAATAAATTATAGTGGTGGGGCGCATACAGTTAACCCAGAAGGTGACGTTAGAATAAATAGATATCACTTTACCATGTTCCATTACCCAAAAAGATTCTACAGTAAAGAAGAATTTATAAAAGAATTTTTGGTATCTATACCTGCAGAAATGGCATCTGATTTATATGACAGAGATACTCAAAAACTACAAAAGCTTATATGATAAACCCACATAATATTACAAAGGAATTTGAAAAAGTATTATCAGACTATACTAGTGCACCATATGTGGTGGCTATAGACAGTTTGAGCAATGCTCTTTTTTTAGCGTTATATTATGAAAACATATCAGGCAAAGAAATAGAAATCCCAAGTCAAACATATCCATCTGTGCCATGTGAGATAATGCATGCTAATGGGGTAGTTAAATTTATAGAAGGTTCATTTAAAGGAGCGTACCAATTGAAGCCAACAAAAGTTTGGGACTCAGCTTTAAGGTTTACTGCTGATATGTACAGTCCAGGTACACACATGTGCATTTCTTTTACAGGTCCACATAAACACTTAAAGTTATCAAAAGGTGGAGCAATACTAACGGATGATAAAGAAGCATACGAATGGTTTAAGAAAGCTAGATATAGTGGAAGAAATGAATGTTCATATCATGAAGATATATTTACCATGACTGGTTGGAACTTTTATATGATACCAGAGTTGGCCGCAAGAGGTATACAATTGATGGGTCAATTCTATAATCAAGATGGCACAAAGAAACACAATCCAGATATAGAACTAGTATATCCAGATTTGTCACAATTTAAAATATATACACAGTAAAATGAAAGATCAATGTATAATATGCGGTAATGATATAACATATGCTTTTACTAAAGAGTATCAACCTCCCTATGATTATTTTTTAAATAGTTCTCATTACTACAAATGTAACTCATGTGGATTTACTTGTTCTGATACTGTATTTAAAATGGAGTATGATGCATGGTGTAAATTAAATTTTGATTTCCACACACTCTTTGAAAATAAAATGCTTGGAGAAGATATAAATGAACCACCCTATATAGAGCAGGCAACAATGATAAATATTTTAGTGAAGAACAATATTATTAAAACTAATATGCTTGACTATGCTGGTGGGTATGGTACATTAAGTAAGATACTTTTAAAATATTTTGATTTATCATTACCAGTGTATGATCCATATGTTACAGATAATACCGCTGATACTGTTCAATACGTTAAAGAGGAAAACTTGAGTAAAGTAAATGTGGTTGTTACAAGTGCTTTATTTGAGCATGTACGAAAAAGAGCAGACCTTGATCATATAAACAATTTAGTAACTGAAGATGGGGTAATGATAATACACACAGTAGTTTGTGAAAATATACCTAATGATCCAAACTGGTTCTATATTACACCACCTGTCCATTCTGCATTACATACCAATAAGAGTATGGATATTTTAATGAAGCAATGGGGTTACGTTAGTTCAATATATTGCCCATCATCTAAATGCTGGGTGTTATTTAAAAAAGAACCTGAAAATCTTAAGTCTAATATAGAGTCAATAAATAAATTATTCCAGACTGATTATTTACATTACAGTACTGGATTTATGGATTACTGGAAATAAATTATGTACTATACTGAAAATGAGCTTAAAGAACTTAGTTTAAAGAGTTTTGGGACCAACGTCCTTATATCAAAAAAAACTAGTCTATATAACCCAAGTAATATTGAAATAGGTGATAATGTAAGGATAGATGACTTTTGCGTACTATCTGCAGGAAAGGATGGTATAAGCATAGGAAACAATATACATATTGGATGCTTTTGTTTGTTAGTGGGTGCTGCAAAAATTACATTAAAAAATTTTTCTGGTTTATCATCACGCGTGAGTATATACTCATCAACAGATGACTACTCTGGAGATTATATGACTAATCCAACTGTAAAAAAAGAATTTACAAATGTAATATCTAAACCTGTTTTTTTAGGAGAACATGTAATCATTGGTGCAAGTTCTATAATATTACCTGGAGTAAGATTAGAAGAAGGAGTTGCTGTAGGTGCATTAAGTTTGGTAACAAAAAGTTGTAAAGAATATAATATATTATTTGGATCTCCTGCAAAAATCATAAAAAAAAGATCTAAAAAATTAAAAGATTATATTAAATAATTTTCTATATTTGTCAAAACCAATTTATTATGTCAGAAAAAACAACCCTTCTTGCTATTCATTTACATGAAGACCAAGGTGTAGAAATTGAAATTGCTTTAGAGAAAGGCAATATGAATGCAATCACATTAATTGGATTGCTAGAGCAAATTAAATTTGATATCTTAAAAGATCAATTAGCTCAAAGTATTAAAAACAAAGAGTCTAAATTTGATGCCTAAGTTTATGCCAAAATTTTATAGAAAGAAACCTGTAGTCATTCAAGCAAAACAATGGACAGGTGACAACTTAACTGAGATGTTAGGTTTTTGTGAAAGATGCTTTAGCAAAGGTGAGGTAAACAATTTAGTAGTTGTAACTCTAGAAGGAGATATGACAGCTACAGTAGGAGATTATATTATCAGAGGTGTTAAGGGTGAGTTCTATCCTTGCCGGGAAGATATATTTAAATTAACATATGAAACAGTTGTATAATGGAAGAGAACACAAATGTAAATGAAGCTGCAGAAGAAACAGTAGGCTTTAAAGAAACAAAGATTTTATCTTTTGGTGAGTTATTAGTAGGTATTGAATTCAACCCTTCTAATGATGACAAGGTAGTTAAAGTAAAAAGCCTGATGGCTGAAGTAGCTAATATCATGTTAGAATCATATGAAGAAAACGGAAAATCTCCGATTAAGAGCTTGTTATTTGACCATGCAGTAGGAGAACTAGTAAGTGCACAAATGGCAGCAGTAAAAGTAGTAACATTTAAAAATTAAATTATGTCAGAGTTTAAAGTATTAAGAGGCCGTACAATCTTAGTTGATGTACCAGTAAGAAAAGAATCATCTATCCAGTTATCTGAAAAAGATGAAGAACACATCATGCAAGAAACAATTAAGTTGTGGAACAAGTTGAATGTGTATGCAGTAGGAGACAAAGTAGAAGATGTAAAAGTTGGAGATAAAGTGTATGTCCGTACATCTGCATTGAACTTAGAAACAGTTGAAAGACTAGAAGTTGGTGGTACAATGAAGTTTGTACTTAGTGAAATGGATGTTGTAATAATTTGGTAATCATGGATACTAATCATGAAGACTTTCCATATGTAATGACAAGTTCAGCAGAACATGATTTGGTATGTAACCAGTACAATGAAAGAAAAGGTATTGCAGAAAATCCTACAAGACCTAATCATTATGGTGGAGCTGGTAATGTATATGAAGTGTTTAACGTACTGGAAGCGTGGGGTTTAGATAAAGACTTCTACCTTGGTAATGTAATTAAATATGTAGCTAGAGCAGGAAAGAAAAATAAATCTAAAGAAAAAGAAGATTTAGAAAAAGCTTTAGTATATTTACAAAAAAGAATTGACTCACTATGATAATTATTAAAGCAATAGGATGGTTTATAGCAGTGATACTAGTAATTACTCTTTGGGCAGCTTCAATAAGTTTAACTAAGCCTGTCTACAATCCACAAAAACATATGTGGGAAGAAGATTCAGAAGCAAGATTTATGAGCAATGTTGCTATAACTTTAATCATTATTGTTGCTTTTACAGTTGGTTATTTATGTGCATAAAAGTATTCTAGTATTTGTTACCTCATTTAGCTAGAAAATTTAATCCTCAGTTTACAGGCTGAGGATTTTTTTATTTCAAATATTTTTTGTATATTATACTGTATACAAAAACATTAGCAATGGATATTTTAAATTTTATTTCTTGGATAAAGGGTGGCAGAGTTGTTACTTCAGTTGATCCTACACAAACATTATTACCTGTTGGGTTAAAAGATAACCGCAGAGATGATGGTTATTTAGCTGGTGCTATTACAGTAGCAGACTTTGCAGCACAACTTGTACCAGTACCTGCATATAAAGTGTATACAGCTTTATTAACACAGAGTGGTTCAGGTAATACAATTGGAATTAGTTCTGGACCATTAACAAAAGGAGTAACTTATCAAATTCAAAATCCTGGTGGAAACTTCTTAAATGTTGGTGCACCAAACAATGACCCAGGTACTTATTTTGTTGCAATAAATAATGACACACCTATAAGTTATGGAGGCAGTGCTTTACTATTCAATACAGGAGCTCCAGTAGTAACAGTATTAGAGAATACTATTGGGAATATAATTTGGAATTATGATAGTGCTGGAGTTTATTATGGTGTATTAGTTGGTGCTTTTACAGATAATAAAACGTGGTTATCAGGACCTTTTGGATCACAACAAACAATATATGGAGTACCAGCTCTTAATGAGGACCTTACAAATAATGGTCGGTTTGTTATAGTTACAAGGGAAGATTCTGATAAAGTACGTATAACAACTTTGTTGCAACCAGAAGATATTGATAATGATGTATTAGATAATTTTCCAATAGAAATAAGAGTTTACTCATAACAAATAATAAACAAATAAAATCATGGATATTTTAAATTTTATTA